GGTCTTGCAGCACCATTTTAGCAAGCGACTTTGCTTGTTGGCGGGCAAAGTTAATCATGATCGCTGGGCTCTGGTTGGCCGCTTGGATGTCGGTGATGTCAGCGGTGACATAACGATGCTGGTCTAAGTTGACGGTAATCGAGTTGATCGTTCCGCCGCCAGCTTCGTAAGGACGGCTGGAATTAGCCGCATACGAGAAGGTCGTGGAGGTCAACGCTTCAACGCGAGGGACGATGATCGCCGAACCCTTTTGCGCGGTGACTCCCGAAAAGGAACGGGAGAATGCGGTGAGAGGTTGCAGCGTGGCAACAAAAGCTTGGAGGGCTTCCTGAAGGAAGATTGATTGGGTGTAGTTGATGGTGGCCATGATGTTTTTTTTTAAGGTTCGAGAGCGTGTGCCAAATTAGTTTTTGAGTTCCTGTTTGAGCGCGGCTGCGTTCTTGCGGTAAAATTCGGATTTCTTTTCCGGGTCGTTGATTGCGTTGAATTGCTCGGTGAGCGATTGCGTTGCAGTCTCGGAAGCGTTGACAACGGGGAGGATGCTTGCGACCGCAACGCCGAACGAACGCTCAAGGCGCATGCGGTCGGTCTTCTCCTTATCAAGCTCGGCGGTGAGAATGGAAATGCGGTTGGTCATGTCGGAGATTTTCGCAACCATCGCATCAACACTTAGTGCGGCGACAATGGCGGGTTCGACGGGAGCAACTGGCTCAACCACTGGATCAACCACTGGATCAACCACTGGATCAACCACTGGCTCCACAACGGGAGCGGGTTCAACGGGGGCGATTGGCTCAACAGCGGGATCGGGTTCAACTGCGGTAATTGGTTTCGTGACCATACCGTTTCTAAATGTGTCAAATCTGCCGCGCATTTGTGCGGGACTCAGGACAGCGACGGCGGCTGGCGTTTCGGAAATGCCGTCACAAAATCCAAGCGCGATTGCCTCAAGTGGGTTGAGCCAGGTTTCGGCTTCCAGCATCGCGTTAATTTCCGGCTCACTCATTCCGGTTTTTTTTGCGTAAACATTCACAAGCGACTTCTCGAACTTCTCCAGAAGGTCCGCGTCCTTGCGAAGATCAGCTGCGTCACCCATCGAGATTGTGCTTGCCCGGTGGACCATCATCATTGCGCCTTCGGCCATGTAGCAACGATCCGCCGCGCAGGCGATTACTGATGCCATAGATGCAGCGAGACCGTCCACCCATGCCGTGAAGCCGCCTTGATGCCGTTTCAGCGCGGAGATGATCGCCGTTCCGTCCGTGATACTTCCGCCTGGGGAGTTGAGTCGAAGGTTAATGTGACCTTTGATTCCGGCGAGGTCTTTGATGAACTCCTTGGCAGAAATACCCCACGCGCCAATTTCATCATAGAGCGTAACTTCTGCGGGCTCGTCGGTTTTTGTAGTAATGGCATACCAGTTCATACCGCCGCCGGTGGTGTCAAAGTCTCAGCATCATCAGGGGCCGGTTGCGCTGGCAGCATCGGGGCGGTTCCGGGAGCGGGGGGGAACACTTCCTCAACGGTGAGTTCTACGCCTTCCTCTGCCGCAATTTCGTCAACCATGCGTTTACGTACGGCGGCATTACGGATGATGTCTTCGGTCTCAGCTTCGCTGTCTTGTCCCAATTCGTTGAAATATCGCTGAGTGCTAAGTAAGCCCGCGCGCACAAGGTCGAGTCGCAGCTTGCCATCGCGGCCAGTGTCCACGGTGAGCCGCTGCGGGGCGATCCAGTCCGACCGCCACCAGTCATCACCGGGATATGAGAGTTCGCCGGCTTGGATGCGGTTCCAAATCCAATACCGCCAGAAGCGACGGCAAAACTGAAACTCCAAAACCTGCCGGATGTCGGAAAAGAAAACCTCAGCGTCTTGCAGGATGTGACGAGCAACGGCCCCACCAACGCCTGACATATTCCAAATGAGTTCAGGTGAAATGCCTGCCGCCCACGATATTTCTCTCACCATGAATTCCATCCACGGCGCAAAGTTTACGTTGGGCCGGTCGAAGGTGTGAGCCGATAGTTTCTCGCCAGGCTTGAGTTGCACGCTTCCGGTGCCAGCGGTAAGCCGATCAAAGGTGACTTCTTCTGTCGTGCCGTTGGTCGTCTTGCGCATGGACGAGCCAAGGCCGATATTCCCGGCGTCCTGCGACTCAATGACAATGCCGATCTTGCTGTTTAGATTTGCCGCGAGTTGCTCGTTTTCCAGCATGGTCCGCAAATCTTGAATGCGCGAGACGGACGAGCATAGCCAGGTGACCCCGCGAAGGAATCCATATCGGTGTAGCTTGCGGATGTGGATCATGTCCCCGGCGGGAACGTCGGTCACGGCCCCGCGCTGGTCGGTAGGCGAGGAAAGCACGCGATAGGCGACTGGCTTGTTGTCGTCATTAACTTTCACGCCGTCATGCCAGCCGTTCTTGTCGTCATCATTGCTCTGGTTCCCGACATATTCAGCCGTGATAAACCTAGCCATCGCGCTCCCGTTTTCGCTCTTGGCGAGTTGGGCAAAAATTTCTCCATCCGTCACCATCTGCTCAACGATCATGCGTTGCGCTTCGTAAAAATTGACGGCAGCGGATTTGTCGAAGGCGAAGGCGTCGGTGGCAACGCGGTCCTCAAAGAGCCGTTCCGCTTGCTTGTTCCATGCGCGGTCCGCTGTTCGCGCCTGTGGCACAAGCCCGTTGCCGACTGAATATCGCGAGATGCCGCGGACGATTCGTTGCGCGAGCCCGGAGTTGTTGAGAAGCCACCGGGCCGACTTCATCATCTTGATACGATCCCACGCGATAAGCTCATGCTTCGCCTCTAAGCTGGATAGGTATATCTGCGGGCGATTGTAGGTTGGGGCCGTTTCCTCGAAGCTGCGGGCCTGGGGGTCTTTGCGCTTGCGACCTGCGCCGGGTCGTGCGCCGCCTCTCTTTGATTTAGGTTTGATTTCGTCCACGCCCTGCGCGGACTGTCAAAGCCTAGACGGTCAATGCGGAATCAGTCGCGCGTGAAAAGTCAGCGCGGACAAATACCCTGCGCGGAGCAACGGCGGTTACAACCGGCGAGATGCTGTCGAGGATGTCCCCGATGGCTACCAATAGATCGTTGGTGGACAAGATCATCACGCCGCTACTGTTCGCGCCATCAAAACCAGATGCGGTGATTTCAACGGTAGATTCACCGCGCAAATTTGCCGCCGCCGCCTTGTCGGAAATAGCCTCGATTGCGTCGAGGGTGATCTTGCCTTGAGCGTATCGGCGCAGGATGTGCCGTTTGATTCCGGTGATGTCAGCCATGCACGGAGCAGGCTGTCAAAGTCCTATGCTGCCTTGTTGCCGGAGAGCTTGGCGAGTTGTTGCGCCGCGTGTGCGATCTTGAAAAAGGCTGAACCGGGGAGGGGCCGCATGTCTCTTTGCCTAAGCGCACGTTCTTTGTTACGTGCTCTGCTTTCAGGCTTCGATAAATATGCACGTTTTCGCGCCTTGACTTCGGGCTTGGCTTCATACTCACGCATCCGCGCACGCATCAGCTTTTTGTTCTCGGGATTGGCGTAATGCGCACGCCTTTGCTCGCATCTCCGTGCCTTGACCTCATGCGCGGACAGACATGCGTGGACTCGATCCCTGGGTCTGGGTCTTAAATTGGCTTTATTCACACGCTCTCGTCTTAGCTCGCGCTTACGCGCCTTCCTTTCGGGCTTGGCGTCATACTCACGCGCCCGCGCTTTGGCTTCTGGCTTAGCCTCATTCTCACGTCTTCGTGCCCTGTTCTCGGGCTTGGCTGCATACTCTCGCAAATACGCCTTGACCTCAGGCGTAGCGGAATACCGGAGCATGTACTCGCGCTTACGCGCCTTCCTTTCGGGCTTGGCGTTATTCTCACGCCTCTGATCTCGCATTCGCGCCTTGTTCTCAGGCTTGGCGCAATACTCTCGATTGTATTCTCGCTTCTGCGCTGTTTGCTCGGCCGTGTAAACCCGCTTCCTCATTCCATCTCAACCAAGATGCGGGCAATCTGCGTGGCGGTAAGCTCGCATCCCCGATTGAAAATGCACTTGCGCCCGCGAACGGTGTAGGGGTTGGTCACATGCTCAATCGGAGCCATGATGCGGGCCTCCTGCGACTTGGAGGTGATGTATGCTTTCTGCCCGCCCGCGTCACGAGTGATCGTATCATCAAAGACTTGCCGACATTGCGACGGGGTAAGGTTGGCTGCCGAGACTTTGAGCGTTTCGGTTTTGCCGTTGTTCTCGATGATAACGTCAACGCCGCCGTCGTGGATGCGCCGCTGTTCGGAGAAGGGCAGGCGAGTCATGTATTTCGCGGCGGGGTATTCGCAGATCAACAGTTCGTGGAGGAGAAGCCCGCGCCCGATTTGCTCAAACCGGGTGAGCGTTGCGACGGTGATGCTTGCCCCGCACTGTTCCGCGACTTCATGAAGCGAGAGCCCGCCGTCAACAAGTTCAACGAGAACCTCCCCGGCTTTTTTCCAACACTCCGCGCCATGACTGACAAGCTCAGTGAAGGTTTGGATTGATTGTGATGATACGCTAATTGCTGTCGTGTTTTTCATTTTGGTATGGTTTCTATTTGGTTTTTTTCTGCAAATTTATTCGAGCTTCCCGCCCATCTGCACAAACATTTGCACGATAGGCCGTATCCGCTCGATCAAAATATCCTGCTGCGCTCTCGGCGCATTGGCGAGATCGTGCTTGTCCAGGCTGCGGCCAATCTTGATTACGCCGTCGAGCACGTCAGAGAGCCAGCCGTCAGGTGGAGTAATCCGCTTTGCGTCGCCGGTAGATGATCCGGTCAGGATGAGTCCCGCGCTCTTGTAGATTTCGCGGTATGCTCCCATTGCCTGCGCGGGGTCGGTGAACGGCTCGGGGTTTGCCTTGGCGAATCGCATGTAGTTGCCTGCGGTCGAGGCGTCGAAATCAAGAACTGATTCTTGATTTGCTTTGCCTTGCGCCGTTGCAAACAGCCCCAGCCAATCCCCGTGCCGCGTGTCCTGCTTGAGCTTGGCGAGGTAAACGCCCATCTCTCGGATCGCGTTGGCCGAGTCCAGGCAGTTCTGCTCAACGCTCACCTTCAGCGTCCCCAACAGCATTTGGCGCGTGTTAATTTCTTCGATCAGGGATTGATTACTAACGGCGATTTGGTTTTTCATTTCATGCATTTTTTAAATCTGGATTGGCTGAAAGTCTTTCTGTCTTCGCGCAACTTCTGCCCCATGCCCGGGGGAAGGTGAAGGGCCGTCTCAAGGTTGAGGATTGCGGTTGATGTTGTGGCCCGCGTCCGCCCGTGCATCTTCGCAATCGCGGCCAGGCTCTTCGCCGAAAGGTTGTCGTCAAGAAATAGCCACGCTGCCAAGTCGAGCCGCATCATCATCTCTTTGCACGTTCTCGCCTTCCGCACCCATGTGATCGTCGAGATGGTAATGGACAGCATTTTGGTGGCCGCTTCTCGATATGGGCTCTCGTAATCATCGTCCGCAAACAACTCCTCCCGCGTCGAGTCGTCAATGGCATCGTCTGCGGGGTCGTGTGCTGGGTAATAATCCACGCAACCCGATGTGCTTTGATTCTTTGAATCCGTCAAGTGCAATCAACGCGCCAGCCAAAACACCAAGCAAAGCTTTTCCGCGTCTGCGTAGTGATTCGCGCCGGTTCGTTTCCAGAACGGCTCGTCATATCCCTTCGGCGTCCGGTGCTCAACCAGCTTCTCCCGCGTCATTTCCTCAAGGTAATCGCGCCCGACATTTCGCGGAATCCACCACGGCCCCTTGCCTGCTTTGATTGATTCAATGTAGAGAATCCTTTTCATTTCGTTGTCGCCGTAATGAACGAGCGAATTGGGAAACGACTTTGCGCCGAGCGTGAAATCTGCCCGCCGAACCGGATGGCGTAAAAACTTTTCCTGCCCGCCCTTGCTTGGGTAGATCGTCAACCCGGCAGCGGATGAGTCAACGCACGTTTGGTAAACCCGCTCGGTCATATAGCCGCTATCCATGATTCCAATATTGATCCCCATTTGCTCGCCGCAAACGTCATAGCGGGCACCCTGCGCGTAGTGCGCCACATCCTCCGGCGATGCAAAGCGGCCGTAATCGAGCAACCAGCTTTCCCCGCTCTCGGCAAATGCGCGGACGACATAGTTTGAAAACATCTGTGCAACGTCGATGCCAATAACGATCCAGACAGCGGCCACCCCTTCCGGCAATGTTCGCAATTCGTAATCCGACTTTCGCTTGTCGAGGTCTCCGCCGCCGAGTTCCGTTGCCTTGTCCACCCAAGGAAGCGCGAGCCAGCCGTTGCGAAAATCTTTCAGGCCGGATAGTGAATTCTTATCGGACAGGAACTTGACGGCCATTTGCCCCAGCGTGACGTTCGGGGAATAGGCCGATGTGAGATGAAACGAGCGAATCCCCGGCTCGCCATTTGCTGTCCCCTGCCATGCTCCAGAGCGCAGTGCTTCGCCCTTTTCGTCGTTGCGCATTTTGTGGCCGCAATCTGGACACAACCAATGCGCTGTTGCCGCCACCTTCGCCAAATCCCACTCGTCGTCTTTGTTCTCCCGTTCATACCATCGGACGTGCTTCTCAAAATCAATGTCGTGCGCCACTCCGCAACCCGGACATGGGAAGCAAAACTTCTCTTGAGTGCCGCGCATGAACCATTCCCACACGTCCCCGGTCGGCACGGTCGGCGTGCTTGTGATGATGTGCCTGGCTCGCGGCCATTCCTTTGTTCGGTTCAGCGCGAGGTGCAATGCGCCCGCTTCGCGGTCAGACGATTCGGGGTACTTGTCCGTCTCGTCACACACCAACAATTCAATCGGCCTGCTCGCAAGGTTCGCGTCTGAGTTACTTCCTACCAGCGCGAGGCTCATGTCTGCGAAAAACATCTCAATCGCGCCAAGCTTTCGGAGATCATCAGGATACTTTGCGCGGATGGCAGGCGACGAATCGAACAGCGGACGCAGCCGCCCAGTCGCATAGGACCGCGCCAGCTTCTCATTCGGCATCACAATCAAAGCCGGGGCCGGGTCGTTCGCAATTCGATAGCCCATCCAGATTGCAGTGATGCTCGTCTTGCCTGACTGGCTACCCCATGCGAGAACGACGTATTTGCAAGAGCCGTCTTCCAGTGCTTCCAAGACTCCGCGCATGTAGGG